AGGATCCTTGACCGGTTCGATGGCACCAACGACACGGCGGGAAACCCGCATACCAGGCTTTGTGACTGGATGAAAGACGGGATGCCGCCGGAAATTCTGGAAGACGAGATTGGTGATTTTCGCTTTTTGAGCGAGTACATGGGGAAAATGGCCGGGATTTTCTTCGGGAGGCACTACGAAGAGCGCCGGGATCAGATTGAGCGGGACAAGTGCCTACGACAGGCCAAGGGCAACCAGAAATTGGCGGATATGCTGTACCGATACAGCGGGCGCTATGTGCCGGAAACCGAGGAAGGTTAGGAGGCGGGAGCTGTGAGCGGGAAATTTGATGGCGTTGTCTGCCCGAAATGCGGATGCAAATATACCCAGGTCACGGATACGCGGAAGGCAGAGGGATATATCCGGCGGCGGCGGGCATGTATGCGCTGCGGGTTCCGATTCAGCACGGCGGAGGTCTACAAATGGGTTGTGCCGGGGGTGCCGACAAAATATCCGATGGAGGTCAAGGCATGAAGGACAACGGGCCGTGGTACATCGTGAAACGGGGCAGCGAATGGCTGCAATGCCGGGCGTATCGAAACGGGGCGCTTGTATTCAGCATAAGCCCGTATGACGCCTGGCGGACAAGACGGGAAAGCGACGCGCGGGCCGTTGCGGAGAAGATCGGCGGCGACGTGTGGGCGTTTGACTGGCTGAATGGGACAGTAAAACCACTCAGCAGGAAGGAGAAAGCGCATGACGCATGAGATCAAACTGCGGTATGACTTTGTGGACGCGGTGAACAGCGGGCGGAAGAGTTTCGAGGTTCGGAAGAATGACCGGGGATATCAGACCGGGGATTTTGTCCGGTTTATTCCGCTGGACGAGGACGGCGACCGGATGGACGACCATCCGTTGCATCAGAAAAAGTTCGTGATTACGTATCTGCTCAACGGCTGGGGCATTGAAAAAGATTATGTGGTTTTCGCTATCCGCGAAGTAAAAGAAGGGTGAGGATACAGATATTGTTTCGTGCTATGTGAGATCGGGGCGCGGAAGCGTCAAGGACGCGCTGCACATGCTTGAAGAGAGCTACGGCTTGCTACAGGAGGAGAATATGCTAAAACGAGATTGTTTCTTTTGCCAGGATTATCAAGACATGGGAGCGACGGTATATACATGCGATTATCACAAACAATATGGATATTGCCCATGCGAAGAGTGTGACAAGTATGTATCCAAAGGAACAGCCAGCAACTTTATTCGAGACATGGTAGATAGCGGGAACAATCCTGAGCACGAAAAAGCGAAAGATTTGTTTGCATATCTTAGTATTCAAGTCTTTCAAAAAGCTGCAAATGAAACGTGCAACAGCCTCCGGGGCATGAATAAAGCGTTCAATGCGATGGTAGAAGCGGCGCGAGACCTCAAAGCGAAGTCGGATGAAAACCAGAAATGCGAAGGAGGGCAAGAATGAGCACGCCTCATAGCAATGAAATTCTTATCAGCATCCGGCCGAAATGGGTGGATCTGATACGGAACGGGCAGAAGATAGACGAAATCCGGAAGACGCGCCCGGCCAGGCTGGGCACAACGCCGTTTTATCGGGTCTATATCTATCAAACCGGCGGCGGAGGGGTTGTCGGAACGTTCATCCTCCGAAACGTCACCTATGTACAGGCGTATATTGACACGAACGGGATGAAACACCTGACAAACACTGTCTTCCTCCGGCATTGCATTGACGACTACGAGCTGTTTGAATATCTGTACAACGAAAGCGGCCGAAAATCCGGCGGGTGGGCGTGGCGCATTTCTGAATTGCAGATGTTTGAAAGGCCGATGAAACTGGAACAGTTCGGATTAAAACGTCCGCCGCAGAGCTGGTGTTATTTGTGGAGGTAGGAAAATGACAGAAGCGGCAAGAGAAGACACTATGGAGAGACTCGAAAGAGCTTTGAAACTGACACACAAGAAAAGCCTAACAGTAACAATCCCAAGATTGACAGCCGAGCGGGCGGTTTCCTTGCTGAAAGAGCAGGAGAAAAGAATTAACGAGCTTGAGGAAAAACTCAGGCTGTTGGAGTATGGAGATCTGGATACATTGCAAAGCGCTATGATGCCAGCGACATAAAGGCGGTGAAGCGGAAGTGAGAATCCATGAAATGACAATTTCAATGGTCGCAGACAATGGATTGATGCCAGTTACCGTCACGCATAATTCTCCGAAACGGATTGTTAGTGGCGCAAGGGTGCGGTTCGGCTGGTTCTTCATACGGATTGGAGCAAGAATACTGTACGGAAAAGAATGGGATTGGCGCTGAGGGGGAAATGGATACGAAATCATGAGCGAACAGAACGTGCCTGTGCAATCATTGATTGACCATATCAAAAAAAGCAGAAGGAGGAATAAGAAATGAACGTGGATGTGAGTCTGGGGCTGACGATACCGGGGAAATGTGACGAGTGCTCCAATGTGGGGCCGAGGTTCAAGTTTTACAATCAGTTTGCGGAGCCTGCTATCGTGAAGGATCTGTGCCCTGTGTGCATGAGAAAGGCAATCAAGTGCGTCGGATTCTTCCTGAGAACGCCAGCGGGAGCACGGGCGCTGCGGGAAAAGATGGCCGCGGCAGAGGACTGACATAGAAAACGGGGTGATTGCAGATGAACGAAATGAACTGTAAAAACCAATGCGTCTGCGGGGAACTGCTGGGCGTGGAAATGGTGAAGGGAAAGAGCGGGCGGAGGGCTTTCTGGAAAATGAAGTGTACAAAGTGCGGCCGGGAGACGGCGAAGTACACGAAGCCGGAGGGCGCTTTGATGGCCTGGAACCGGAGAAGGGTTAGCGGGAAGGCAGTGACGATGGCGGATGTGCTGCGGAATGAGACGGCTTTTGAAGAGACTGACCGAATTCTTGAGCAGATGCAGCAGAACACGCAAAACCAGCCCGTGCTTAACCACCCGGAGGGACATAAGATTCAAGTGCCGGATATGCAGACGTGATATGTGCCGGGAAAGAAGCGGGACGTATTACTGCTATATTTGCGGAGAATGGGCTTTTCGATTGTAGGAGGCGGTAAAGTGGAAGAATGGGCTGTAGGGTTTATAATCGGGACAATTATTTACCAGGTCATTAAAACCGTTATTGAAAGGAAACAGGGCGGATGGACAAGGAAAAGGCGAAGGAAGCACTGAATAAGATCAGGGGTTGCGTGGAGCATGACGCGTGCGACGAGGAACGGTGCGAGTATTTCAGCTCCTTTGAAGAACTGCGGGCGGTGCTGGCCTGTGTGGAAGAGATGGAAGCTTACCGGGCGGAGCCTGCGGAAGCTGAAATGTTCGTGGTGATGAACGACGGAAAAGGACTGTATCTGAAGGGCGTTGACAGCATTATGCTGCTGGCCCACAAAGACTACGGGATTACCTACTGCGGGGCGTTTGAATAAATGCGAACACGTATTCGCTTTTGAAGGAGGAAACCATGGACGGAAAGAGAAAGCTGATTGACAAGGACGCGTTGCTGCGGGATCTGCATAATTCCAAGGAAATCCTGGAGATTATCAGCGCGAATGTGCACAAGGACGACAAAGACGAAATAGGCAGCCGGTACTGCGATTATCTTTGCAGGATTATCGGAGCGGCTTGCCAGATTGTTGAGAAGCAGGAAGAGGTACAGTGATGGAGCAGGACGAGAGCCGGAAGGTACGAAACCGGGATATCCCAATTTTGACGCAGATTTTCTATATCCTCAAGGAAGCCGAGAGCGTGGAGCGGCGGGGCGACTGGACATATGAACGCCTGTTCGCCATCACGCGGAGAGTGACCGGGATGCCGGGCGGGGGCGGAAACGCGCCTGGCATGGACGGGACGCTGGCGGAAGTGGAAGAACTGAACAATTTATACGGCGAGCGGGTGAAGGAGTGCGTACACGCCTTGAAAGAGGCGGAGCGGATTCTGAACGGCATCCCGAGTCAGGGCATGAGAACCTTTGTGCAGATGTATTACATTGACGAAGTGCCGAAAAAGGAAATCATGGCGGAACTGAACATGACGGAATGGGCATTTGATAAGGCCAGGGAGAGCATTGAGAAGGCCGAGACCATGAAGATGGTCAAGTGGAAAGAGAAATACGTGGTGCTGGCGAAGGAAAAAGAGTAAAAGACACAAGATGTTGTGTTTTGAAAAGGGCCAAAACCACTTGAAACACGGCTCTTGACGTAGTATTATGCTATTGCGTTAGAACTGGGTCAAAGGGAGAGCAAAACCGCTTGAGAAATCGGGCGGTTTTTCTCATAGATGAAGGGCACCAGTCACCCTTCTTTTTCAAGACTTCCGGGGACTTCGGATCCGTTTTTGGACATGGGCGGAACCGAAGGGCCGGGAGCCTTTTTCTGATGTTTTTCATATTCCACGCAATACGTAACGCGCATGATTCTGGAAAAGACGCACGTTATGGAAAGGAGGCTTCCGGAATGAAATATTTGGAGATTGACGTTAGCGACGTTGTGGATCTGGCTCATGGACTGGCGAAGAATCTGAGCCATGACAAGGCCGTGACGATGATGCGCCGGACATTCTGGGAAGCAGGACAGCATGTGCCGAAGGTGCTGCGGGACGTGGTGCCGCAGGATTATGAGGTTACGAAAGGCTGGGTCAGCAAGCACGTTGGAGCGCCACACATGGGCGGAAGCCTGGGTGAAGTGAGCGTTGTTGTACCGCTGAAAGGCGCGAGGGGCAGCATTGGCGGAACCTTTCCAGCAAGTGGCGGCTATCACCGGCAGACACGCGGGACTCAAGTGCACATGAAAGATGGCACTGTCCGGAATCGGAAAGCATACTGGCGCGACGCGAGAGTGAAAGCAACGATCTTGAAGGGCCAGAGCAGTCAGCTCCCGGCGACGATGGATCACCAGGGCGGCAATCCCCCGTTTATGGCGGGAGGCGTCGGGTTTACCCGGACGACCAAGAAGCGGCTCCCGATTGCGCACGTTGTGGGTCTGAGTCTGCCTCAGATGCCACTGAACCAGAGCGAAAAGAAGGCAAGAAAAGAAATTGAAGAATACACCATGAAGCGGCTGATTCACAATTTCGAGTTTTTGCTGTCGAGGTAATAAAGTGGCAATCTACCTGACGCAGAAGGAGCTGGGAGAACTGGCCGGAAAGTCGGACAGGCAGCTTCGGAATATCGACAACACCCTTGAGCCGGAAAAGAAACTGTTGGTCAAGGAGGACGGCGGCACCAAGTATGACGCCGCGCTTTTTGTGCAGCGGTGGGTCAATTACCAGGTGGACAAGGTGACGCAGGGTATGAAAGACCTGGACGCGGTGAAGGCCCGGCATGAAATCGTCAAGACGGAAAAGACCACCTTGGAAGTGCAGAAAATGCGCGGGGAACTGATTGACGTGCACGACCTGCGCAAGGCGTGGGGCGACGTGGCGAACACCGTCATGCAGGGGATGATTCACTTGCCGAGCACCATTGCCCCAATGGTGCAGGGATTGGACAACGTGGAAGTGATTGGCAGCATCATTGACGCCGAAATCCGGCGGGTGCTGAATCACATTGCGGAAACGCCTCTGCCCTCTTACGCGGCGGATATCGTGGAGACGGCGGAGGAAGAAGAAGGAGAAGAAACCGGAGATTAAAAACGTTCGCCTGCGACGGAAAAGGAGGCGCGAGGCTTGAATAAATTAGGCGAGCTGTTGCGCTATACCTATGAAATGTTTCGGCCCCCGCAACTGCAAACGGTCAGCGAATGGGCGGATCAAAACCGAATTCTTGTGACCGAGAGCAGCGCGGAGCCGGGCCGATGGCGGACGGACAGAGCGCCCTATCAGCGGGAAATCATGGACGCCTTTACCCAACCGGGGATCTGGAAAATCGTCATTCAAGCCAGCGCCCAGGTTGGCAAAACCGAACTGGAACTAAACATGATGGGCCGGGCGATTGATGTTGACCCCGGCCCTATGCTTTTCATCCAGCCGACGGACGGCTTTGCGGAGGACTTCAGCAAACGGCGCGTGGCCCCCATGATCCGCGCCTGCCGGGTGCTGAAAAATAAGGTATACGAAGCAAAGAGCCGGGACTCGGGAAACACCATCACCATGAAGACCTTCCCTGGCGGCAGCGTGGCTTTCACCGGAGCCAACAGCCCGACGGAATTGGCCGGGCGGCCCGTGCGCTATGTGTTCATGGACGAAATCGACAGATTCCCGGCCAGCGCCGGAACGGAAGGCGATCCGCTGCAACTGGCGGAGCGACGGACAGAAACCTACAAGAGCAATCGAAAGATTGTGCAGACCAGCACACCGACCGTCAAGGGGGCGAGCAAAATCGAGCGGGCCTATTTAACCGGGACGCAGGAAGAATGGCATACCGAGTGCCCGCATTGCCGGAATTTCAGCTACATCAAATTCGACCATATCAAATTCGACAAGGAAGAATACCAGGACGAGAACGGGGAAAAGAACTGGCACATCCGCAATGTGCGGTGGAAATGCCCGGTCTGCGAAAGGGAGATTGGCGAATACGAGGCGAAACGGTGCGCGGCCAAATGGGTGATGAAGAATCCAGGCGCGGTGGAAACGGGCGTCAGGAGCTTCCGGCTGAACGCCTTCATGTCGCCATGGAGCGATTGGACGGATATCTGCAGGCAATTTCTCCACGCGAAGGACGACCCGGAACTGCTGAAAGTTTTCGTCAACACGATCTTAGGCGAAACATGGGAAGTACGAGACCGGAGCGGGATCCCTGAAAAGCTGCACGGGCGGCGGGAAATCTACGACGCGGAAGTGCCGAGGGGCGTGCTCGTTTTGACCATGGGGCTTGATACCCAGGACAACCGGCTTGAGTATGAGGTTGTCGGATGGGACAGGGACGAGCAAAGCTGGGGCATCAGTCGGGGCGTCATTCCCGGGCGGGCAGACGCGCCGGGGGTTTGGGAAGAAGTGGACGCGCTGATGGAAAAGGAGTGGCGGCTCAAGAACGGGGCCGCGCTGCGCGTGATGGCGGCTTTCATCGACAGCGGCGGTCACTTCACTCAGGATATCTACCGGGAGACGGCCAAGCGATACCGGGCGGGCCGAAAGATATTCGCCATTAAGGGCGAAGGCGGCGAAGGGAAAGAATACGTCCGGATTATGAAGAAAGACACCGGGCCATACCGAAGTCCCAAATTTATTATCGGGGTAGATTGCGGGAAGGAAGCCATTATGAACGCTTCCGGGCTGGAACAGGTGGGCGCGAGATATATGCACTTCCCGAGGGACTACAAGGCCGGGTATGACATGGAATACTTCCGGGGGCTGATCTCCGAAAAGATGGTGATTCACCGGCGGGGCGGGCAGGCTGTGACGGCATGGGAAAAAATTTACGAACGGAACGAGCCGCTTGACTGCCGAAACTACGCAAGGGCCGCGTATCGGTATTTTCGGTGGCATTTTGATGAGATTGAGGATGCTATCGAAGGCCGGGGGCGGGATCAGGCGGTGCAGACCAAGGCACAGGCGGAGAAGAAAAAGCGAAAGACGGTTGTCAGTCGGGGGATTAACGTTTAGGAGGTTGAGCCAATGGCAGCGACCATGATAGACGGGTTTACGCTGGTTGAAGCGCAGACGCAGCTGGGTCTGTGGAAAGAGTGTGCGAACGAGATTGCCAGCGGAACCGCGAAACATTACAAGATCGGCAGCCGGGAATATACCGCGCTGGATATCGACGAGGTTTACCGGATGATCAAATACTTCGCCGGGATTGTCGATAAGCTTTCTGGCGCGGCGCGAAGCGCGAGAGTACAGGTTGTCATACCAAGGGATTAAGCCCCTTCCCCTACACCCCTTCCCAGCTATGCAACAGTCTTTTGTTGCCGATAACGGAAGCGGGGACGGGGAAATTTTTGTTGTGGGGCCTGCGGCCCCACGGCCCCGCCGAAAAGCGACGGGAGCACAAAGCAGGGAGGGTAAAGCATGAGCAAAGACCCTAATTTCAGAGAGCGGGCGCTTTACGCTGTCGCGCCGAAGGCCGGAGCCAGAGCCTACCAGAAGCGGATGTGGCGGGAAGTGTACGAGGGAGCGAAGAAGAACACGGGCGCGGGCCGGAAGGCTATCCGGATGGCTGCAAGCTATTTTGGACGGCATGGAGCCAGCACAACGCTGAACACCATGATTGGATGGCTGGTCGGCGGGGGCGGCGCGGAAGATGATATCGACGTGCACGGCGCTTTGCTGCGCAAAAGGAGCCGTGACCTGTACGCGGGCGGCGGACTGGCCCGGAGCGGGCCGAACACCCTGACGACAAACGTTGTAGGATGGGGCATTAAGCCCAAACCCAAGATTGACGGGGAAATGCTGAAACTGACCGACGAAAAGCGGGAGGAATGGGAGCGGAACACCCTGCGGGAGTTTGAATTGTGGGCCGAAAGCGCCATGTGTGACGCGGAGCGGCAGCAGAACTTCTACGGCCTGCAGGAGCTTGCCTTCCTGTCCATGCTGGTCAGCGGGGATTGCTTCGCTTTGTTCGGCATGAAGGAGAACAAACTGACGCCTTATCAAACAACGCTGCGCATCCTTGAGGCGGACAGAATTGCCACCCCGGACAGCAACGGGGAAAGCGAAGTCAAGGAATTGGAAGGCGGCGGCCGGATTGTGGACGGCGTGGAGCTGGACAAAGAAGGCGCGGTGGTGCGCTACCACATTGCAAACCGGCACCCCCTGGCGGAAGAGAACAGCGCGGAGCTGACCTTCACCCCCATTGAAGCCTTCGGAAAGGATACGGGATATCCGAACATCTTGCACATCATGACGCATGAGCGGCCGGAACAGCGGCGGGGCGTCCCCTTCGTGGCGGCGTGCATCGAATATCTGAAACAGTTTGACCGATACCTGACGGCGGAACTGGCGGCCCAGGTGGTTTCTTCCATGCTGACGGCCTTCATCATCAACGAGGCGGACGGGGCACAGGTTGGACTGGAAGACGCGGTGAACGAGGACGAGAAGGTTACGGACGACGAGCTGCATCTGGAACTGCGGCCCGGCGCGATCTATGACCTTCCACCAGGCAAGAAGGTTGAGACGGTCAACCCCCTGCGGCAGAACACGGCGTTTGAAGGATTCGTGAGCACTTTTGAAACGCTGATTGGCAGCGGGATGGATATTCCGAAGGAAGTGCTGATTCACAAATATGACAGCAACTACACGGCTGCCCGGTCGGCATTGTTGGACTTCTGGAAGACGGTACGGGTTTACCGGAACAAATTCAACCGGCAATTCAATCAACAGGTTTGGGAAATGTGGCTGAGTGAGGCCGTGGCGACGGGCCGGGTGGAAGCACCCGGCTTTTTCGATGATCCCGCGATCCGCCGGGCCTGGTGCAAGTGCATGTGGAATGGCGTCACGATGGGCCATGTGGATCCGCTGAAAGAGGTTAAGGCCGCGATTATGCGGATTCAGTACAACATGAGCACCGAGGAACAGGAGGCCGCTGAATACAACGGCAACGACTGGAACGAAGTGATCCGGCAGCGGAAGAAGGAAGTCACGGAGGAAGCCGAATTTGCGCAAAGCCCGAACAAGACTGACCCGAACGACCCGTCCGTTGCGGAAGAGAAGGAGGAAGAAGAGGAATGAGGGAGATTTTCCACCTGGCGTACAGCGCGAGGATGAGCGCGGAGGACGCGGAGCTTGCGGAAGTCATGCTCTACGGCGAAATCGTGCAGGACTACGGGAAATGGTACAAGGAAAACTACCCGAACGACAAGAGCGCCAGCGACTTTGACAAGGCTATCAAAGAGATCAAGGAGCAGGGCGCGAAGAAGGTGCTTCTGCGGATTAACAGCCCGGGCGGCATCGTGTATGAAGCCGTCGCCATGCGTTCCATTCTGGTCAACGCGGGATTCAATGAAATCAACGTTCGGATTGAAGGGCTTTGCGCCAGTGCGGCGACCATTCTTGCCTCCATTCCGAAAGCGCATGTACAGATTGCCGAGGGCAGCGAGTACATGATTCATAACCCGTGGACGATTGCGTGGGGCTTCGCGGAAGACCTGGAACATGAGGCGGAGCACCTCCGGAGCATGGAAAAGACCATCCGGGGCTTCTACGCCGCCAAGAGCGGACAGGAAGACGAGAAAATCAAAGCCTGGATGGACAACGAAACGTGGATGACGGCGGAGGAAGCTGTGGAGCGCGGGTTCTGCGATGAACTGCTGAAAGCGGAAGCGGAGAACGCGGAACCGGCGGCCGCCTGCGTGACGGCAAGCGCCTACGGCATCATGAAGGGTATGTACCGGAATGTGCCGGAAAACGTGTGCATTGCCCCGGACAGCGCTGGAATGAGCCTGGAAATGAACATTCCCAACCTGACGGCGGCGGCCAGAGCCGCGATCTTGGGGGAAACCCCGAACCATGACGGAAGCAACGATAATCCAGTTGCCGGGTTGTCGTCTTCAAATAATCCAAACAAGGAGGAAACGGAGACCATGGAAATCAAGGACGTAACCAGGGATCAGCTTCTTGCGGAAAACCCGGCGCTGGCTGACGAGATTGTTAATCAGGCCGTGGCGGACGAGCGGGATCGTGTCGCCGGGATCGACGAAATGACCCTGCCCGGATACGAAGCGGAAGCGGAACAGGCCAAAGCCAACGGAACCAGCGTCGCGGACTTTATTAAAGCCTGCCGCGCCAAGTCCGCGCAGGTGAAGGCCGAAGCGAAGCAGAAAGGCAATGCCTTTATGGCTGCGCGTCAGGAAGAGACCGCCCCCGCTCAGGCAGTTGCCGCCGGAGCCGCCGAGGACGACAAGACTTCCGAGGACGAGGCGATCAAGGCCGAAGCCAAGAAGATCGCCGAAGAAGCCGCCCAGATGATGGGCCACAGCGACGGGATGTTCTAATCCCAACTGAGACTATCGAGAAGGAGGACAAGGAATCATGGAACTGTACGAAACGATTGGCACCAGCACCGTTCGGAAACTGCTGGCGAGCACGGAAGGCGTACGCAAAGCGACCCTTCCCATCCAGCCCAACGAGGCGGCCATTCCCGCCGGAACCGTGCTGTACCGCCAGGCGAGCGGACTTTGGACGCCCGCTGCGGCCGCGCAGATCGTGGACGCGAACGCGCTGGCCGTGCTGAATGAGGATCTTGCCGTTAACAGCGGCAATGTGGCCGAGGACGCGGACGCTTATGTGGCGGGATGCTTCATCGACGGCACGGTGAAGGACAGCACCGGAACCGCCGTGACGGCCGCTATGAAGCTGGCGCTGCGCAAGCAGGGAATCTTCTTCAAGGAAGATACCACCATTGGCACCTTCAACAACGAAGTTGAATAAGGCGAAGCAGATTCGCCAGGAAAGGAGAAAGACAAACCATGAATATCTATGATGTTCGTACCCAGCTCGCGGCCATCGAGCAGCAGCCCCGGGTGTACACCTTCCTGTATGACACCTTTGGCAGGGAAAGGGGCGTTGTCGAGAACGACCGCGCCATCTACGACTACCGCAAGGGCAGCGTGCGGATGGCCCCCGTGGTGCATCCCGGCGCGGGCGGCGTGATCATGCCCCGCGACACCTACAGCACCCGGGAAATCGGCTTTGCCACCATCGCCCCGGAGCGCCTGGTGGAAGTCAACGACCTGACCGGCCGCGCCTTCGGCGAACAGATTCTGGGAGCCATGACCCCTGAAGAGCGGGAACGGAAACTGCTGGCCCGGGATCAGATCGAGATGCGGGAAGCCATTCAGCGCCGGAGGGAGCACATGGTGCGCCAGGTGCTTTTCACCGGCAAGCTGCAACTGTTCCAGTACACCAACGAAGGCCGGGATCTGAGACCCACCGTGCAGGCGGACTACGGATTCACGAACTACTACACCATCAGCGACAGCAGCAAGCTGTGGAGCGCTGCGGGCGCGGATATCAACTACGACCTGCAGGCGATCTATGATCTGGTGTTTGGAGAACTGGGCCAGGTGGACGTGATCGTGATGGCCCCCGACGTGGCGAACGCCATGCTGAACAATGAGAAGTTCCTCAAGAAGCTGGATCTTCGCAACGGCAACCTGGGCGAGATTAACACCCGCTACAAGGGCCAGGGCGT